TTTACTTCCATAAACATACCACGAAACACCCATATAGCAGGTGCTATGACGAGTGTTAGTAGTCCATTCCAAAATAGTATTGGATTTACTTCCATTATCTATCTTGACTTTCTCTAAATGTTTTGTAAGCAGTTTTAATTGAATCAGTCCAAGCTGCATTTGCAATAGCTTGTACAGAAGCATCTTCACCACTTATGTCTGTTGCAGTATGTGTCCACTTATCATCAGAACCTTTTACTGAACTAAATGGTACTAAAACATGACGATGAAATGAACGAGTTAGTTCTTTCTTAGAACCATCAGACTGTTCTTCCATAATCTTTGTTGCTTTACGAACTTGTATACTCCATGTTTGTACAACTTCTATTTTATCGTATTCTATTTCTTTGGTTATATCACCTTGTGCCATATTTTTCTCCTTTTTAGGCTTCCAACTCTAGCAATCCACTAGAGTATTCCTTTATGATGCAATGTACCAAGTAGCTACTTGAAATAATACATTACTTCCAGTTCCAACATCATCTGCATAATTTCCATTACCTTGAGCATTTGAAATATATAAATAATCAGCAGCATATGGTTGTAATGTAAACGTCTTATCAACACCACTTCCAGTAGCATTTGTTATATTTACTACAGAACCTGTTGAACCTCCATTAACACTAACATTAAAAGGCAAACCTCTGAATGCTATATTATCATTTACTAAACTTCCAGATATATCTGCTTGAAGTGATATATACACATGAACCATTCTACCTATTTTTGTATAAGTTCCAGATTGGGAATCATAACTTAACGTCAATCCAGAAGTGTTTTGATAATGTAAAGTAGGTGTAAAAGTACCTTCTTCATAGTCATCTAATGTGTTGCTATCTGTATTTGATGTTACACCAAGATTGATGCCTTTTCCTGAACCTGAAAAAAATATGTCACCAGTTTCAATATCTATATCACCAACTAAATTTATACCACTTGATTCAAACATAGCTAAAGTATTTTGACCACCATCAAGGATAAGAACACCTTTATCAGAACCACCTGAATCAGCAGCTTGAATATATAAATTATCATCTGTGTTACGTCTAAATATAGCTGCTTCACCTGCACTTGGTTTAACAACTTCATTAAACTGAATTGCATTACTAACAGTAGTTAAACCTGCGACAGCCAATGTACCACTTACATCCAAAGTACCATTAAGGTCAACAGCCGTAGCGTTTAACTCAATTTCGTCTGTTGCATTTATATCTAATACTGTAGCACTTGGTGCATTAATAGACTGACTTGCATCATTAAACTGTAAAGCCATTGTACTATTAAGTAATAAACCTGTGTCAGCTACGTGTGTTAAAGTAACATCTGAATCAGCACCAAACTTTACTACAGCAGCATCTGATTTTAATAATACATCATCACCAACAACCAAATCTTTTGCTACACCTAGACCACCATCTGTCTGTATAGAACCTGTTGTAGTAGATGTAGAGTCAGTAGTGTCATCAACAGTAACTGTACCACTATGTGTAACATTACCTGTAAACGTACCACCACTTGTAGCACTGACCATATCGGCAGTTGTAAAGATGTCATAGACTAATACAGTTACTTCATCATTGGCTACAGTCGCTGTTAGTCCTGCTATCGTGTTAGCTGTGTTTGTGTTATAGTCTGTTCCTGCTTTGAGCAACACACCATTGAGAAACACATCCATGTACACACTATCTGAAAAGGTTAGTGTAGCACCACTAGCATCTGTACCACTAACGGATGTAGCACCTGCATCAGGTGTAAATAAGAACCTTTGTCTTACACCAAATCCGTCTGTTGTTCTACCTATATATGCCATTTATTGTTCCTTATTTTATCCAAAATCTGGGTAAACCCCACCGACACCAATATAACCTGTTCCTATTTCTGAATAGTTAAGGGGAGTTGTATCAGGTTTAGTAAAAGCTAAAATTGCTGTACCTGCATTTACTTTTGGTTTAATATTTGCTGAAGCATCATTTCTACTGTTAAAATTATGAAAGGTTACACCTAAACCCATTCCATGATTTGCACCTTGTGTAAAAGGCAAACCAGTTATTTGTACAGTTCCACTATAGCTTCCAACATTAGTGATGGCAACAGAACCATTAATGTGTACCATATTACCAACTTTAACATAAGTCCAAGTGCCTGTATTTCCTGCTACACTTCCTGCTGAACCACTTGTTCCAGTTAATGTTGCTGTAAAATTTCCTTTTTCGTAATCCGTTAGTATTTCACTTTGATTACTTACACCTGTACCATTACTTGTAGCACTAAAATCTATTCCATGACCACTTGTACCAATAACAAGATTGCCGTCATTTATTGTTAAGTCACCACCACCATCTATTTTAACATCTTCATTACCATCTATTTGAAAACTTATTATTCCTGTTGCACCTGTATTACCAGTATCGGCTGAAACACTTAGTGAACCATTACTGTAGAATATTCCACCACCATTAGTGTCATCTGAATCAGTTAAAGTAAAAGATGGGTGAGGACCTTGAAGTATCATTTCATCTGGCTTTATTACTACTGTATCTGTGCCACCTACTTTAATATCAACTTGGTCATCTGTATCGGCAGTAATTGATGTGTCAGCATCAGCATCTAAAATAAGTTCATTACCATTTACATCAATAGTACTACTTGTTGTAATAGTCGTTGCAGTCAAAGCCTGTGCAGCTATTGTACTTCCTGATTGTGCAGTAAAGGTGTTTGCAGTAAACTGAAAGTCATCAGCACCTGCTATCTTAATATCAATTTGGTCATCAGTATCTGCCGATATAGATGTGTCAGCATCTGCATCAAGAATAAACTCTTGACCATTTAAGTCTGCACTTGCTCTATCTCTTGCTCTTCCCATCTACGCTTCCTCCTAATCTGTCCAAGGTGTAAATTGTCTTACACCATATTGCACAGGAATTAATTTAGTTTCACTTGTACTTGAAAATGTAACATCCTCTTGTGCAATTCCAACAATCATACAAAGTTTATCTGCTTTCATTCCAACACCTGCTGTTGAACTTGTAGTTATTCCATCACCAACAGAAATGTTACCTTTTTCTCCATTACAAATAATATGTCCATCACCTAATACTGATGCTTGATGAAGATTGTCTTTGTATGTTCCACCATCTGTTTTTACATCTCCAACTTTTTTACCATCTGGAATTGTATCATCTTCCGTGTACAGAATATCTTTATCAGCCACAGCTAACATATCACCAGAGTATGCACCAAGAACTTTTCTAGAATATGCACTTTGAGATTTTTTTACAAGATAACGTATTCCTCTTTCTTGGTCAGTTCCATCGTTATTTTTAGTATAATAAATTTTATCTATTTCAAGTAAAGTACCATAGTCATAACCATTTGATTTATCAACATCAGGCAAAGATATTTCGTGATGTGCTGTAAATGCACCATAAGTAACTGTACCACCTGAGAATGTTATAAAACCTTGAGCAGAGTTATCACCTCTTGCAACAGTAATTGCATAGTTTGTTCCTGAACCATCATCCGTACCTGTACGCACATTTAAACCATAATAGTTTGAACTATTTCCATCGTGTTGTATATCTGCTGCATAATTACCATATTCAGCGTTTTGATAAACATGAAGTGTTGAACCGGGTGATGAAGTACCAATACCAACCCTATCAGTTCCTGCATCAACGTGAAGCATAGCAGAATCATTAGCTGACTCAACTGTAAAATCTGCATCAATACCATCATCATTAAATATATGATTTCCACCAGAACTAGGATAAGTTCTAATCGCACCTGCAGGTGATACTAACATTTTTGTTGTTGCAGTTTCAGATATAGATGTTCTAAATTCTAATTGTGTTGTGTTTGCACTTGAACTAAAATCACCAGTAGAAACACACGCTATAGCACCACATATCAAATTTGCATCTGAACCAGTTGCTTCATCTGGTGCTGAAAAACTTAGAAATCCTATAATATCATTTGCTTGTATATCTGTTTCACCAGTTTGAAAACTTAATACTGGATAATTACCATCAGGCTGTGCTAGTGATTTAATTATAAATTCGCCATTACCAACAAAACTAAACTTACCACCATCACCTGCTGTTCCTGCTTCTGAAGTAGTGGAGGTATTTATTATAAGACTTGTTGCGTTATTAGAACTACTAAAATCTCCCTGTGAAACTGCTTCTATATTAACAGGAACAAGTATCGCATCAGTACCTGCACCCTCATCTGGTGCTTGAAATGCAATTCTTCCTAGTACGTCACCTGATGCAATATCAGTATCACCAGTTTGTAATGTTAACGTAGGAAAAGAATCATCAGCAGTATTTGCGTGTTTGAGAAGTAATCCAGAGTCAGCAGAATGTGTTAATGTTATTTCACTATCTGCACCAAAAGATAAAACAGCAGAATCACTTAATAACTTTACATCATCTCCAAACACAGCATCTTTAACAACTGAAAGACCACCATCAGTTTGCAACGAACCATCTGTTGTACTTGTAGCTTCTGTTGCATCATCTGTCTTTACTATACCACTTGCAGTTATTGTAGTAGCAGTTAATGCTTGTGCAGCAATAGTGCTACCTGATTGTGCTGTGAAAGTATTAGCAGTAAACTGAAAATCGTCTGCTCCACCAATCTTAATATCTATTTGGTCATCAGTATCGGCTGTGATACTTGTATCTGCATCAGCATCAAGTGTCATCTCTTTGCCGTTTTGAGCAACAGTATTTAATAATAATGGTGAAGGATTATTTCCAAAATAAGGCATTAGGTTATCTCCATAATTGAAAGTGCAACATCTGTAGCACCACTCCCTGTAACTTCTATCGTATCTGTTGTTTCAAGTACAACTTTATTACCTGATAATAATTCTAACGATGAACCTGCAGGAATAGGTGCATTGGTAATTAATTCTACTTTTTGATTTGCTTCATCATTAGCACCTGATCGACTGCCTGTATTTGTGTCAAGTGATACTGTAGATGTTATTTGAGAAGTTGTAGTATTGCCAAGTATTAATCCTAATACAATAGCTGTAACTCCTGAACCTGCTGTGTATATAACATCTGCTGATGTAACTCCTGCTTTTGTTACTACTTTAAATGTATTTGCCATTTGTTTCTCCTTATCCTAGTGCTATGGCTAATGCTGTTGCTTCATCTGCTGCAGTTGCAGTTGTGGCAACTGTACCTGCACTACTGGGTAATGTTAAAGTAATATCTGATGTAGATGAAGGACCTATCAAAGTTACTTTGTTTGTACCATTATCACTATCTTCAAAGAACTCTAAAAATCCTGCTGAAGTAGCACCATTCTTTAATTGTATACCTGCATTTGCTATTGGTGTTGTTAGTGTAGGTGTAGTTAAAGTTTTATTTGTAAGTGTTGCAGTTGATGCTGTTGAAACTAAATCAACATCACCACCTGTACTTGGTAGTGTTAAAGTGTTAGAAGCACTTTCTGAGTGTGGTGCAGCCTGTAGTGTTTGTGCGTGAGCATTACCTGACTCACAATAAAATTTTATTTGCGACCTTGAACCACCATTTTTTAAATCAATCAATCCTGATTCAATTCCAACATTACCATCTAGTAAAACTTGTCCTGAACCTTTTGGTGTTATTTTTAAACTAATATTTGTATCATCACCTGTTGCAGATAATTCAGGTGCATTACCTGTTGCAGCATTTGTTATATCAAATTGATTAACTGCAGAGGATGTAGTTTGAAATATAATCTGTTCATTACCACTTTCATCTGCAATAAAATGTGCATCATCAATAAGTATATTATGTGAGTTAGTATCAAGATTACCACCTAACTGTGGAGTTGTATCTTGTACGATTGTATTAATAGCATCTGAAGAAGCTAGTCCTGCAGTAAAGTTAGCACGAGTAATCTTTCTAATTGCACTAGCACTTGTATCATAAATTAAGAGAACATCATTACTAGCAATAGAAGTTTCAGCAGTTTGTCCTGTAATAACATTATCATTAACCATTGCAGTTTCAACTGCATCATTTGCTATTGTTACAGCACCTGTATTACTTATTGTTACGTCACCTGATACTGCTACAGGATTAAAGTTAGTACCATCTGCAACCATAATATGACCACTGGTATTTGTACCCATAGTTAGGTCATCACCTGATACAGTCAAGTCACCTGCGATTGTAACGTCAGCACCACTAAAAGTTAATGCTGTTGTTGTTCCTGATTTAATTATTAAATTACCAGATGTATTCGTTGCACTACCAAATGTTGTACCTGCATCTTTAAAGAATATATCACCACCATCTGCATCAAGTATAATATCTGTACCTGCATCAAGAGTAATATCACCTGAGTTATCAATCTCTGCAATAACAGGTGTAGTAAGTGTTTTGTTTGTTAATGTTTTTGTTGTAGCAGAAAAGTATGTATCTAAATCTGTAACAGCAACTTGCTTCATAGTTCCTGCATCGTTGTAAACAACTCTATCTGCATCTGCTACTGTAGTTGATGTAGCACTTGTATCACCATCTATAAGATTAATTTCAGTAGTTGTAGCTGTTACACCATCAAGTATGTTTAATTCATCTGTTGTAACTGTAGCACCATCAAGTATTTCTAGTTCTGCTTCAGATATACCTGCACTACCTATTGTTACTGTACCTGCAAAAGTTACATTAGCACCACTAAATGTCATAGCAGTTGTAGGAGTAGAACCTGATTTAATTACAAGTTCACCACTACTGTTTGTAAACGAACCAAAAGTAGCACTACCATTTTTAAGAGTGATATCATCACCATCTGCATCAAGAACTATATCCCCTGCTGCATCAAGTGTAATCCCACCTGCACTGGCAAGTTTGATGGCATCCACATTAGTTCCATCAGAAACAAGATCCAAATCGCCATCAGCATTACTAAAAATATGTGTACCAGTGTCCTGAAAGTATAACTTTTCAGTACCGTTAATAAGAATATCATCAGAGAATTTAAAGTAATCCTCATCTTCCATCCAAATAATAACACCATCATTACTCTCACCATCAAAAGTTACTGTAATGTCTGTACCTGAAGTACCATCACCAAGAGTTAGTGAAGTACCTAGCATTTTTGTTATAGGACCACCTTCGTTAGCAGTACCATCATGTGTATGTCCTGAACTTGCTTGAAAGGCTGCTAAGAGTTGGTTAAATTCGTCATTAGTATCGGCTGACTGTATAACGTCACCGTCAGTATACGTGGACTGTCTTGTATACGTTGCTCCCATTTATCTCCTCGCTCCTACTTGATATTCTACACCAAATCCTTTTAATGAATATGGTGCTGTTGTTCCTCTATCATTTACTCTTAGTGCTACTGCAAATCCTGAACCTTCTACTGCTTGTCGAACAAGTGGTGTTGTTGTTCCACCATATGTTGCTGTTCCATATGTAGCTGATCCATACACTGCTACAATTTTAGTAGAATCAAATGGATATGCAGCAGGTCTAGGCACATTAGAACCTTCATAGTCATACCTTAAAAATAAATCAGCACTAATAGAAGACTCAGGAGAATAACTTAGAATAACTCTTTGCATATATTTACGTATACCCGGATCATTAAAAGTTAAATCTGGACTTCTATATTTACCATTAATAGCTGTACCATCAAAGTCTTCACCTTTTTCTTGTCGATGTATATATCCATCAAATCCACCGTGAAGTGCTTTAGCATCTCCTGTATCTATAAAGGTATCTGTGCATGAAGGTTTTATTCCTTTTAATTTACTAAACTCAAAGTTTTGTCCTTTTAACACACATATTAAACCATCTGTATCTTTTTGTGCATCTACACTATTTGTAAAAAATAAACGATACTGTGTTTTATCTGGTATAACTACTGATTCAAATAAACTAGAGTTTTTTATATTTGCATCTATTTCTGGTTGCACAACTCTACTAATAGTACCAATCTCAACGTCACCAATTCTTGCTGTACCTGCAACAGTACGTAAACCATCAGGTCCTAAGAATATTAAGTCACCTGCAAATTCCTGTATTGTATCTCCGTTTACACATCCTATATCTCTTGTAACAGGTGCAACGGCAAAATCACTTAACGAACTTCCTGTTAATTTAAATATTCTATTTGCACAAAAGATAAATAAATTTTCACGGAATACTTTAAGACCAACTATTGTATCATCAACTTTAACAGATCCTGCACCACTACCTGAACTAAAAGCATCTTCATCAAAAGGTTGACTAAATACAAGTGTCTGTGGTGTACTAGACATACCTGCGTAGAACATATGTTCTCTAAAAGCTGTTACAAACTTTGCACCCTCTACAGTCGATTCAGTTACATCTGTTGCTGCAATTGAAGTGTTAAATACAGTTGGATCGTTAGCTCCGTCAACAACAATTAATTTATCATTACCATCAAAGTTAAATCTTTCAAAATTATATTTACCTGCACTTGTTCTACCTGTATCTTTTTCTGTCCAACTTTCAGATACAACATCGTCTGTAGCATGAGCTGCTGCAGTAGTAGAACTTGTTGCTCTTGTTACACCTGTAAAGGTTGTAGCTGTAACACCTGTATAGGTAAATATCTCTGAGTTAATTTGTAAAGTACCACTAGAACTAAATCCTGTTGTACTATCTACTGTAATTGTACCTGATCCTGTCATTGCTGTATCTGCTGCAATAACAGAAGGTAGCTCAGTTGATGCTGAACTAAATATCTTTGTTCCTCGTGCTGCTACTACTTTATTAGCAAACTCAGCAACCATAAGAACTTTTTCTGTTGATGCTGATGTCTGTGGTACAATATGATTTATATACTTTCTAAAACCATTTATTCTTCTGTAACCACCATTTATATCAGGTTCAAAGTTTTGCAACTCTAAAGCTTGTCCGGGTTGCATATTAAAAGTTGGTTGATTAAGAACTAACCCACCTTCACAGGAAAATGCAAAGGGTTGAGTTTGTGAAAGTTCAGGCATTAGACTGCTCTCATGTAGTTCTTACGATTTATTAATTCAACTCGCATTCTTTTAACTCCATTGTCAAAGTCTTGTTTAGCAAGTTGTGCGTTAGGGATTTCACCTCGTAAGGTGTATGCGTAATACTTTGCTTTTGATGTTATTATTGTTTCAAATCTAGTAGGGATTATAGAAGTATCAGTTGATGCTGATAGATCTGTGTGGGTAACATAGTAATCAAACTTTAACACGTAGTTTGATTTTATTGGTATAGGACTAACACCTATTTCTTCATTATATGTTGTAAATACAAAATCAGGAACGTCAAATTTATTTTTATCAGCTATTGCATCTTGTTCTCTGTATCTTGCATTCCATTCTTCATAGGTAATGTATTCAAGTTTCTTTGGATTAACATCTTTTTCTATAAGAGATACACGTTTTATATGTGCGTTGTTACCGTCTGTTTCAGCAAATGTTATAAAGTGTGTTGTTGCTGTAGCAGTAAAAGATGTTTCTAAAAATTCTGTTTCATTTGTATTGTCAACAGTCAATGTAGCTGTTGTTGTTTCTGTGCCGTTAGATGTTGTACCAACTTTTAAAGTAGCAGTAGAACCTGTAATTTGTGTGCTAATTTTATATTCTTCACCTACAACAAGATCAGTAACAGACTGTGTAACGACTGCAGATGATAGTAATAGCGTGTTTCCAAATTTAGAACTAGCAGAAGGAGAACCAGATACAGTTGTCCATCCTGTTATAGAAGCTGAACCACTTATCTCATAGTCACCATTTGTAATAAAATCTCTTGGTTCTAAAAACATTGTATCATAGTCAATATACTTTAGTGAAGATGATACAGCAGATTTATCGTAAAGTTGTTTACCTGCTATAATGTTAAGAGAACCTTCTGCTCTTGTAAAAGACCAGTTAAGTTCTGCGTTTATTAAATCACTTATTGCTCTGTTAACGTAGTCTTTGGTAGATGTTTGAATACCACGAGAGCTAGTAAAGGTGCTAGAGGTAAGCTCAACCTCATTGAGATCACGTAATACATTGTTTACTAATGTGAGGTATGTACTTGCCATAAAACATATTCTTTAAACCTGTGTATAGGAGCAACTCTAAAGCTGCTCCTATGTATTTATTTACTGTACGTTAGAAGAACTATTTAATAAATCTTCTTCAATCTTACCTGAGATATCGATAAGAATTGCGTACACTCTGAGTTTACCGACAGAAGGTGCTGATCCTGATAGAGCAAATGTAAGATCTATTGTATCAGTTGCTGTTACTCTGTTACTAAATGTTGTAACAGCAGTATAGTCAACATGACCATTAGTTCCTTTTGCTAAATAACCTGCAGATGTGCAATCGCCACCATCTACAAAGTCATCTCCACCTGCAACGTCAATATCTACAGCGAGTGATGAACCCGGATCAAAAGCTGTTATAACTTCTGCTCCTACGTGTAGAATAAAACATTCTGCAGGAAGATCTATAAGTTGCATGATGTCACCATTAGCAAAAGTGTTACCTGCTGCTTGGAATTTTTTAACATCAAAAACTTTTTCGATCATTACCATTTTAGATAAACCAGTGGCAGATCCTACTTGACCTGTACCTTGACCAGTTGTTAAATCAAAAGTAGCCATTTATACAATCTCCTCTTAGCTAATTACGCCAAGAGCTAAAGATTCTTTTCTCAAGACTTTTCTTCCGAAGATGTGTAATCCTCTGATGATGTCTGAGAAAGATTCTGTATCTCTTACGACTTCTGTTTTAGAAATGTGAGAAGCTGTAGATGTACTAGACATATGACCTGCAAGAACATAGTACTTACCTGCTGCACCGGGATTAACTACATCTGTACCAGTTGTAGAGTCATCCAATGAGTTAGTTTTATATAATCTCATACCATGTAAAAGACCATCTAAAACTCTACCATTTCTTACAATTGACTGATCGTCACCTGTAATCTGTACTTGGATAAGTTTTGAGTCTGCTTTTGCAAGAGCTTCATAAAAGAAAGGTGGAGCTACAAACCAACGACCATCTTCTGGTACGTTGTTTTCGTCTAGTAGTCTACCCATTAGTGCGATCAAGTTTAACGCAGCATCTGGACCTGTGTCACCTGAAGCTGAAACTTGAATAGGAGTTCCATGAACACCAAGAGAACTATTTGTAACAGTTGCTCCTGTTGCTTCATCTGAAGCGTTTCCTGCAATTCCTGCACCAGTTGTCATTGCTTCAAGAACATTCGCATCATATTTTCTTTTAAGAGCATAAGCACCTGAAGAAGTTGCTAATGCTTCAAAGTTAATATGGCTGTGTCTTTCTTCAACGTCATCTACTTTAAATGCAAAGTAGTTACCTTGATCCACTGTCATAGTAATCTGCTCATCTAATAGATCTTCAGTTGCTACGGCAGTTCCACGATTATAACTTCTCACAGTGATTTGTGGTTCTTTTATAATCTTGACTGTGTCGCCAAAGTTTTCAATTTCCCCTGTATAATCAGTATTTGTAATATCTTCAACTACAGATGCTCTACGGAAGAACTTGAGAACTTTTTGGCTAAATATTTGAGGTACGAAATTACCATTAGGTAAGTTTGCGTAACCTGCTGCTGATGTAAATGCCATCAGTTACTCTCCCTTATTTAGTTAAAAGTTATGTTATTCTGCCTTCACGTTGTGCCTTATCAATTTCCTCTTCTAACTTAGCAAATTCATGTGGCTTTAGCTTGGCAATTTCATCACGTGTCCAAAGTCTATCTTCTTTTCTACTTGGTGTATCTGTACGTGTTGTTTTTGTAACAGATAAAGAAGAAGATTTAGAAGATGGTCTTCTTGTTCGTGTGTTGCGATCAGCTTTATATAAGTCTATAACACGAGATGCCCACCGGGAATCTGTATTATTTTTGTATAGACCATCGGAAATACTAGGTGGTTGATCTTCAAGCCACTGTTGAAAGTCTTCAGTTGCTCTTAGTTCTGTAAAGTCTGGATGAATAGCAAGAAGCTCTTGTTCAGCAGTGCGAACTATTGCATCTTGTTCTTTTTCCGTTAACTGTTCTAACCTTCCTTCTATTTCTTTCACTTTGTTTTCTGCGTTAAGTGTTGAAATAGATTGAACTACATCGTAAACATCTGGGTACTTTTGTCTAAATTGATCTAATTCCTCTGGTGTTTTAGGAAGTTGAGTATTACCTAACTTCTTTTCTGCCTTTAGAGTTTGCTCAGTAGACTTCCATTCGTTTACTTTTCTGTCGTAGTGACGTTTTAAATCGTCATAACGCTTTTTGTAGTTAACTTCCTTTTCTGAACCCATTAGATTTTTAGGAGTGGCTGTTTGTACAGGGTCTTCTATGTCGTCTGCGTTCTTTGGATCGTCTTGATATACTTCTTGTCGATACTGCCCTTTGTAAGGGGTGGGTGTCGAATTTTCTTTTTCTTGCTGATCTGTCATGTTACCTCCACAGGGTCGTTATAAAGAATTAAATAACGAGTAGCATTGTTGGTATTGAAGATACTTACTGCAGGGTCATCAATAGAGATGGAGTAGCTGCGTAGAGTATTCCTTAATTTCTATTATATCACGTATATGAACTTTGTCAAGAATTTTATACAAAACCACCGACACGTACTTGTGTTGGTTTAGGTTTTGGTACAGATAGTTCAGGAGCAAGTCCTAAATATCCTTTTATTGTAGAAATATAATCTTCTGTTTCATCTGGTAAATTCCTTACCCATTTATTACCATGTTTTTTTATTAATTTATCAGTATTTCCTAAACCATAATTATAAGAAGATAATGCTTTTGCTACATCTCCATCATATCTAAGTAAAAGAGCTTTTAAATAATAAAAACCAAAAAGTAAATTGTCAACAGGATTTGTTAAAGCTGATTCACCTACTTTTAAATACTGTTGTTCATTTTCAGGTAATAAAGCTATAATACCTGCTCCCGGATCTTTTACAGTGTTACTCATTAATTGAGCAAAACCTTTAGCACCTTTATTACTTTTAGCTTCAAAATCATAAGAAGAATTTTCTTTTTGAATTAACCTTGTATACAAAGAATTTAATAATTTATTATCATTAACATTTATTTTTTCAGGAAAATCTCCTTCAATATCATATAATCCCGGACCTGTTAAACCATCAAAACTAGCTAATTGAACAAACCCATCAGATGTATTTTGTTGTTCATTAGGCATAGTTACTGACTGCACTATACTTGCTAACTGATTTTTTTTTTGATCTATTGAAAGATCTTTAAATTTTTCTAAATCTAAACTAGCTGTTGGTGCAGCAATAGATTTTGTAACAGGCATTTTTCTATCTAAAAACCCTAATCTTCTATATTGTTCTTGTAAAACTATTCTTTTTTGTATAGGTGGTAATTTGTTTAAAGTACTTGGATTTAATAATTTTTCTAATTCATTATCACTCATAGCTAAAATTGTTTTAGAAAAATTTCTATCATCCTCACTTAAATCACCTACATCGCTAAATGTTTGAACATCAGGTCCTGTATCTCTAGGTCTTGAAGTATCAAAACCACCTTTAGTAGATGGCATAAAAGGTTGTTGAGATTGAAATAATCTTTTAGGAAGTTGACTTGATTGTGATCCTTGTGTAAAGAAATTAGCTACAGTTTGAGGTGCATCTGTATATTCTTTTTTAAATTTTAAAACATTATCTACAATATCTTTATATTTTTCGTCTTCTTTTATTCCAAACTCTCTTAAGTATTCTAAATTATCAAAATCATCTTTTAATTCTTCAGGAGTTCTAGGTGCTGTTATTCCTTGAGTTAATTTATCTATGTACTTGTTACCTAACCTTTTAACAGATTGATAAGGCGAGTTTTGTATATATTGTCGCATTGTATTAACAATATTATCTAACACCATTCCTGCTTCACCTTGATTTTTTGCATTTACAGCAATAGATGCTTTTGATCTATCATAAAGAGTTTGAATAAAATCTAATTCTTCATTGCTTGTTCTAGGATGTATTATCCACGGCATAGCTGATGTAAGATCTGGATTATCAGATAATGCTCCTACTTTTTGTATATATAAAATATCTTGTGTATCATAGTATTTAAAATCTAAAACAGATTTTCCATCAATATTGGAAACAGATTTAGTTCTAGGTATTTCAGTTTTCTTTTCTAAAGAAATGGGTAATTTGTTATTTTTTAAAAAACTTCCTCTTTGCACCCCTTCATCTATATTGTATTTAATATCATTTGCTAATAAAGTTTCATTAAGACTACGTGCATATTTACTAGCAGGTTCTTCCAATGTTGTAATAGTAGAACTTGCAAGAGGTTCTGTAAGTAACATTGAAGATTTATTATTTGTTTTCTTAACTTTAGGTTGTGTTTTAGTTTCTATTATTGATTCATCTAATGTTGGTTTGCTTCCTGTTACAGTAGGAGTTTTACTTTCTATAATAGATTGATCTAGTTCTGCACCTTTATTTGTTAAATTAGGAAGATCTGTTTTTGATTTATATTTTATTAGATTTAAATCTTCCATTTCACTTAAACTTGTTGAAAAAGGTTTAGCACCTGATGGTGGTGGAGCTTTTGAAGGATCTTGTGCTGAAGATAAAATTAAATCACTAGGAATATCTGCTTTTTGATCCTGTGATTGCATCATTGTAGATGTGGGTGAAGAAGACACAGGTTTAGTTTTTGTTTCTGAACCTTTAGAAACTACAAATGTTTTACCATTAATATTTTTTAGTCGTTCTGTATCTGAATTAAATGATCCTGTAAATTTTCTTACAACATCACCATCTGCTAATTTAACAAATCCACCACTTTCTAAAGTTTGTTTTTGTTCTTTTTCTTTTTGTTCAAGTTTACGTAAACCCCTGTCGTTTATTTTACGTAATTTATCTTCACCAATAACACCGACTATTTCTGGTGGCACAATATATTCACCATTAGACACGGCTACATCAACCATTTTATCTCGCATACCTGCTCTACTTCTAGAACTGCCTACAAGTTGAGTAACAAGACTTTCATCTATACCTTTTTCTCGCATAGTTTCTGATAAAGTTTCATATGCTTTTTCAACCATAGTATCTAGTTTTTCTATACCTGCTAATTGAACAGCCATTGCATTAATAACAAATGTACCTTCTGGTAATTCACCCATTACATCATCTTGTCTACCTTCGCCCTGCATAGCATCCATAGGATTGTCTGGTGCAGGTGCTGCTGAAGGATCATTTACAAACCCTGCAGGTTGACCTGATGGCATTGGCATAGCTTCTTGAGGTGGTGCTACTGGTACTTGACCACCTTCTTGCATACCTACTATACCACCTTTGTTAAACTCATAATCACCATAATCTCCAAAATCATCTCCACCACCAAAAGCAGGTGTTCCACCACCACTATTATTATTATCATTATCATTATCGTTATTATATTTTATTCTCATCACTATCATTAGTATCATTACTGGCGAATCCTGGCGAATCCTGGCGA